ATGCCAGCAGCACTCACAGCAAAAGCCGTCGAAGCAGCCAAACCCGGAGCATCCCGCAAGGAGATACCCGACGGCGCCTTGCAAGGTCTCTATCTCATTGTTCAGCCGTCTGGCGTGAAAAGCTGGGCGGTTCGGTACAGACACGCCACAAAGCCGCGTAAGATGACGCTGGGGGGATATCCGGCCATTAGCCTGGCTGACGCCCGCAAGGAGGCTCAGAAGGCATTGCGGATGGTTTCAGAGGGGAGAGACCCCGCGACCGAAAAGGCCGACGATGACGACGCGAGGCCGGCGCACATGGATCTTGTGCCCGCTGTCCTTGACGAGTTCGTGAGCCGCTATGTCGAGGTGAAAAACAGTCAGTCTTACATCGATGAGACCAAGCGCATCATCGAGGCAGACCTCAAGCCCGCTTGGAAGCAAAAGCTCATCAAGGCAGTAACCAAGCGCGACGTGCTGCGGCTGCTGGATAAGATTGTCGATCGGGGAGCGCCAATTATGGCGAACCGGGTTCGCGCCCTCCTGAGCAAATTTTTCGCATGGTGCGTAGAGCGGGATATAATTGAGTTCTCGCCCATGACTTCAATCAAGCCACCCAGCAAGGAGAGGACGCGCGACAGGGTTTTATCCGACGATGAGATTGCGCTTGTCATAAAGGCGTGTGACGCCGTTGGCGCACCGTTCGGCCCCATGGTCAAAATGCTTTTCCTCACCGGACAGCGCCGAACAGAGGTAGCGGGGGCTCGTTTTGCAGAATTGGAAATCGAAGGCAATAATCAGCTATGGATGATCCCGCCAGACAGGGCGAAGAACAAGAAGGAACATTTCGTTCCGCTGACAAGCGCCGTTCTCGATCTCATCCACTCGCTGCCTCGTATTGCACCAGCGGAAGGGGAAAAAGCAGTTTTCCTTTTCACTACGACAGGGAAGACTGCGGTATCTGGATTCTCAAAGGCAAAGAAAGCCGTCGATGCGGCGATGCTTGAAATTCTCCGCAAGGCTACTGTTGAGGATGAGAGAGCCCCTCAAGAGGTGAAGCTTGAACCATGGACGCTCCATGACATCCGCCGAACGGTCGCCAGCGGTATGGCAAGGCTGAACGTTGCCGTTCATGTGGTAGAGGCAATTCTCAACCATAGATCCGGCAGCATCAGGGGCGTTGCGGCCGTTTATAATCGCTACGATTATGCGGACGAAAAGCGAGAGGCATTGCTGGCTTGGTCGAACTATCTTGAACGCCTAACGTCGCGGTGAAGCGCCGGCGCACGCAGCCAAAAGCCTCGAAAGAGTCTTCTTGACTCCGTTATAAGCGAGAACATAATAAGAACAGCGCTTGGCACGGCGGCGTGTGCCTTTCGGAAAATCAGGGACGATTTGAACTCATGAAACGGAGAATGAGAACGTGCGCCCAGATAGAAGAGAACCGGAGGCCGATCCGGTTGACCACATCATTGCATGGCACGATGGCGACAGCCGAGCGGCCATAGAGACGCTGATGGAAGACATCCAGCACTTGAGACTGCAGCTTGCGCTGGCGACCGCCGCAATGGGCAGAGGATTTACGCGCGGATGGGTTCCCAATGACGAACGCGCCGACCGCTAATGACAACGGCTACAGATATGCTGAACTTGAGCGGGAGAAGATATGGGTGATCTGTGAGGACTGTGAACTTCTTAGGTCATTCGATGGCAACGCGATAAAAACGGAATTTGCGGCCACCCCTGCCCCAAGCCCTCTCCGTATGATCGCACAGAAGCTTATAGGCTGCCCGAAATCGAAGGAAGACTTCGGACCGCGATGCAGGATGAGCTACTATTGGACCTCTGAGGAACGATCAGCGAAAGTGGCGCAAGAAGAAGAGTCTGCCGGTGTGCGAGTGTTCGATCTACGCTCTTGGGAAGTTGTTGTGGCAGGTTGTGGATCGTGCAAGCATGTGACGGAGTTACCACGCTGGAAGCTCTTAAAGATGGTCGGGGGCAATATGCCCCTCAAGGAATTACAGCCCCGTCTGAAGTGCCGGAAGTGCGGCGAGAAGGGCGGCTCCTACATCACAATTGCAAAATTGCCGAGGTGAGCATGTGTAATCTGTACCGCGTGAAAACCAATCAGGAATCGATCCGCGATATTGCGGGGATCATGCAGGAGCGGCTTAACCTGGAGCCAGACGTTGAGGTCTATCCCGATTGGCCGGCGCCAGTGGTTCGAAACGGTGAAAGCGGTCGGGAGTTGTTCGGACTGACGTGGGGCATGCCGTCGCCTCAGTTCGTCACGCAAGGCAAGCCTGACACCGGCGTGACCAACATCCGCAACGTCACCTCACCACATTGGCGGCGATGGCTTAGGGTCGAGAACCGATGCGTGGTTCCGTGGACAACCTTTTGCGAATGGGAAGATACCAAGCCCCGGAAGACGAAGCGCTGGTTTGCGATCAATGAGGAAACACCCCTCGCCTTCTTCGCCGGTATCTGGACAGACTGGCACGGTGTCCGCGGATCGATGAAGAACCCGCGTGACGGAGAGCATCAGCTTTTCGGGTTTCTGACGACCGACCCGAACAGCATTGTGAAGCCGATCCACCCGAAGGCTATGCCGGTCATTCTGACGAATAAGGATGAGGTGGAGATGTGGCTGACGGCGCCATGGGAGGAAGCGAAAGCGCTTCAGCGTCCGTTGCCTGATGACGGCCTAGTGCTGCTCCCTGTCGATGAGGAGAGCAAGCCAGCCGATCTGTTCGGATAGGGAGAAAGCGCATGCTTATAAAGCCGAAGGTTTTAAAGAAGCATGGCATAAGAGTGATCGGCCGACAGGCTGATGGAGACTACATGGACATGGACGAGATTGAGATGAAGAGCATCGATGCTCAGCTCATCGAACAGGCTGCCGCCAAACCGGGTTTTCGCGACGTCTATGCTTATGCTGGAGCTGAGAGGTTTTGGGATGACGAAACCCGTGCTTCTGGCGCATCAATGCAGGTCTTGTTCAGTGATTCGCTGTCGCTGGCGGGCATCCTCTATCTCGACCCCGCTTTGTCGGGGCCTGTAATTCTCTGGATTAAGGCCAGTTCACCGGCCGAAGCAATGCACCTATTTACGAAGGAGATGCAAGGCGGTGATGGATCACCCGTTGCAGCCTACGATGCGCCACGTAACTCTCGCAAAGGACATTGATCAATGAGCGACCAATCCAAAAACAGCGACGGCATCCACGAGAACCACTGGTGTGAGTATCCGGGGTGTCGTAAATGGGGTGGCTTTGGTTATTCCCGATCGAAAGCTGAGAAGTCGTCCTGGCATTGCTGGGAGCATTATCCATTCAAGGAGCCGTCACGGTGATAACCCGTATCACTCATCGGAAGAACGCAGAGCAGCGACTGGCAATGGCGCTTCGTCAATTAAATGATGCCATCAAGGAAATTCACAAGACCGGCCTCGATGTCGAGGTCTCTACCCAGACGATGTTAACGTCCCGCGGGCCGTTGACGCAGGTCGATCTTAAGACATTCAGAGCAGAAGGCGCGCCACCGGTGTTGAAGGTAGTGGGAGACTGACTATTCTGGGTCGATCCGTAGGTGTGAAATGGGAGCAGCAGGCGATGTCGGAGCCGACGGGGAAAACTAACAGTTTGAGACGCAGCACATCGTGGCTCGGGAGTTACATTGCGAACGCATCAGGTTTCTGGAAAGCGGCCATGTGCTTCCAAATCGCCTTCTTGGTTCTAATGCTGCTTCACGGCGGCGCCTTGCTTGCAGGCTGGCACAACGTTTCCAATCGGATAATAGGCTATTCGTCTCTGGCCTTCGTAGGATTTTTCGTATCGCTCCTCTGCCACGCATATGTGAGTATTAGGGCGCCCTTGAAACGGGACGAGGTGAAGAAGCGGTAGGGTTATCCCTACGTCTCATGCAGCTGCCCTTTACCAACCGTTTACGCTGCTGTGGCACGCTAAAACCAAGCGCGAAATGTATTCAGTACGCGCGGCATTCCCAGACTAGCCCGCCACACTCGGCGGGTTTTGTTTTGCTCTGGAATATCCGCAGCGGGATAGGCTCAAGGCGATCTGACCGCCTAGATGCCAACTTCGTCGTCGTCGGGTCCATAATCATCCGGCGAGCCTAATCCAGCAAACGATACACGTCCGCGTTATTTCAACAGCCCTGAGGAGCAACATCTCGCCTTGGATCCGCTTGGGTTGCGAGTGTTGCCTGTGCGCTACAGCATTTTTCAGGGAGTTGTTATTTAGTGAATGCTCAAATTTAGGAGTTCAGACCATGAAAAAGACACTCGCGACCCTGGCTTTTGTTTTGGCAGCGTCCACCGCTATGGCTGCTGACGCGGTTTCTGAAGTGCCCGCTGCACCGGTTGCAGACGTTGCGCCGCTGTTCAGCTGGACCGGTTTTACCGCCGGTGTACAGGCCGGTTACGGCTGGAACAACAATGACGCTTCGATCGTGGGCCTTCCCGGGGGAACGTCCGCAGACTTCGACGGCGCTCTCGCCGGTGGTTTCGTTGGCTTTAACTATGACCTTGGCAACAGCTGGGTCGTCGGCCTTGAGGCTGACTTCGAAAAGAACTGGGGCGATGATTCAGCCACGATCCTTGGCACCGGCTTTGACTACGGGTTCGACTGGCAGGGTTCGGTTCGTGGCCGCGTCGGCTACGCATTTGACCGTGCCCTGGTCTATGGTACCGCAGGCTGGGCCTATGCTCGCGGCTACGCGGAAGTCCCGGGCGTTGCCGACGTGAAGGAAACGTTCAACGGCTACACCGTCGGCGTTGGTCTCGACTACGCGTTTACCGACATGGTGTTTGGACGCGTTGAGTATCGTTACACCGACTTCGGCGACAAGGACTTCAACTTCGGTGGCGCTGCAATCAACGCGGATGTCGACCAGCATGCAATCCGCGTCGGCCTAGGCGTAAAGTTCTGATAGCCATTCCCCATAAGCAAGCAAAGCCCGGCCTCAGTGTCGGGCTTTTTTGTTTCTACCCAGCCCGCGTCGACCGCGGCTTTGACTGATTTTCAACAATCCGATCGACGCGCAGCGTCATCTTGTCGACGGCATCCTTCACGGCGCCAATTGCGCCCATGATTTGTTCCGTCTGCTCTCGAAGGCCCGATTTGGAAACATAGGTTTCCGCAACGTGCAGCCTGTGAGCAGCGAGCTCTTCCCTTGCCAGGGAAGCCATCGCCGCAGCCGCGGATGCTGCACCCGACGCTTCGGTCTTTGCGGCGCTGATCTTGGCGTCGACGTACTTCCAGAGGCCGAACAGAAAGCCGAAGAGCATCACGAAGAAGCCGGCAACTGCCATGATCTCGGCGCCGGTCACGGCTTCACCCCGCACAGCTTCTGCAGCTTTTCGTTTTCGGTGAGGATCTGCCGCTTTGTCTCTGGTGTCATCTGGTCATCGACGGAAGGGCGCACCGGGCGCGCGATGTCGCAGTAGTTACCGCTTGTCGCGCATCCACTTGCCAAGAGCGTCATGAACGCCAGCGTCATCCAGATTTTTGACTTCATTTTCGACTTCCCCGGCCTTCTTGATGGCCTTCGCATTTGCTGCGGCCTGTTCGACTTTTGCCGCGGAGCGCCCTGCCCTCTGGCCATACAAAAAGACGCCCGCGAGAATCGCGAGCGCCGTGCCGATTGTGGCTAGATAGCCTTTGAGTTTTGCCCACAGGAGGATCAAACCGTCACCTCCTTGCCGCACCAGCTATTCCACCGGCGTGCGATCACGTCGCGGTTGCGATAGGCGACATAGCCGACAACCGCCACAAGCACGCCTGCGGCGATCCAGCCCCACGGAAAGCCCGCAGTGAAGGCAAGTAATCCAGAACCCGCCGCAGAGCTTGCGCCCTTTGTAACCGCGTCCTTGGCCGCCCCTGCGTCGCGCCGAAGCTGAGAGAGCGTGGCTGGACCGATGATGCCGTCTGCTACCAGATGCGGATGTGCCTTCTGGTATGCAATCACCGCAGCCTTGGTCTTCTCGCCCATCCAGCCGTCGATGGCGCCGGGATTGAGGCCAGCAGTGGTTAGCAGCTCCTGCGCTTCCTTGACGACTGGATCTGGCTGGAGTGGCGGCTCTGAGGTGGTTTCCTTTGTCGCGCTCGCAACGCCGGTGTAGATACCCTTTTCGAACAGAAGTGCTTCTTCCTTGCGGCGACGCACCAGCCCCGGCAGCTTCTTGCCCTTGGCGGTATTGTAGTTTCTCGCGAGGTGCGCGGCTGCGGCCTTGATCTGGCCTTTGCGCCAGAACTCAGCCCACGTCCACTTCATGGCGCCAACGCCGAGATTGAACGTGACCGAAGCTGCCGCATCGAGCTCGTGCTGCTTGCGGCTCTCAGGCGAGCCGGCAACCACGGCAGGCACGTATTCAGCGGCAAGCACAGCGTCGAGGATGACGTCGCTCTGTGCGGCCGTGATCTTGGTCTTGCCTGGCACCAGCTTGGTAATGCCGATCTTTGCCAGTTCGCGGCGAACGGCATCGCTGCCTATCGTGAAACCCGTGCCGATCGTCGGAATGCCGACGGGGTCGAGATAGGCGGTGAGCGGATTGCCCTCGTGCAGGCGCACGAAAGCCCTCCCCTGTGCGGAGATTTTGGTGATTGGCATTGGGATGTCCTAATTGGGAAAGTGTTGGGAACCTTCATGCGGCCGGCGCATTATCACGGCGCCATGACCGCCAATTCATGGTTTAAAGACCCGCGCATCCGCCCCCGATCTGCGCGGGTCTTTTGATTCTGGGGGAGCTGTGCTGCGCTACCGGCGAAGATGTAGCCGTTTACTGCTGGTGTGTTGAGACACGTGTGGTGATCACGTGTGTGATGATGGTCGGCTCTCGGAAAATTAGCCAAAAGAGAAAACCCAAACCACCTATGAATGTGGCACAGCCGCTGACCAGCAAAGCAATGCCGAGATAGAAAAGCGCCAGGTGACCGTTGTTCATCTTTCTTAAGCCAGCAACGTTGAATAGCGGTGTTACATTACTTGCAGCGCTATTCTTTTCAAGATGCTACCGGCTAAGCGATGGGCGCTATCTCGGCAAGGAACTGCTCTATGGTAGGCTGTGACCGCTGGCCGCCCTGCACTTTGGCCAACTGGCGGTATGCGTAGACCCAGACATTATCGCGCCATGCGACGAAGGCGCCGCACCACGCGATTTCGCTCGCATCGAGGCGAAGGGCCTTATCGAGCACCTTAGCGTTCTTGCTCTCATGCAGGCCGATGAAGCGGCGGGCTTCCGTCACCCACGGCGGAACCATAGGCTTATTTTCGTTCAACCCCAGCGCCGTGAGTGTCTTCGGGCCGATCGTGCCGGGGCAGAGGATCGAGAGTTTCTTATCTTCCTGAAACCGCGTCACAGCCTTAGTCGTGCTCCGGCCGGGAATGCCATCAGCGCCAGTTGGCCCGACATCATAGCCGAGCAAAATCAAGCGCTGCTGGATGTCCAACGTCGAAACCATCGCGATTTCCTTTGTTGATGAAAATAAAAAAGGCGCCCCGAGGGACGCCTTGATGTCAGTTATTCTGGAGGATTATCCCTCGATGATCTCTGTATCGGTCTTTTCGACCAATAAGGCGCATCGGGCGATACGAGACGTCTTCTCAAGGACCTCGAATTGTCGGGACGTTACAATGTAGTTGTGCGACTCCCCAATCAAGACATCGCCAACGCAAGGAGCTGAAGCAGTTTCAAAGTCCAACTCATAAAGCGGCACAAATCGATAAGGTGCGCTTCCTTTATCGTTCTTCTCAAAACAACGCACAGGGAATGAAAAGGCTTCAGTCCGATCCGTCATAACATTCAATTCCCCTGAGCCAGCTTGAAGACCTCCAGCAACTGCTGCAGGTGCGGCGGCAACATTTCGTCTTTGTTCCGATCGCCATGTGTTCGGAACAGCCCTGCTAATATTTTGACGACGATAATTACGCTCGAAGATATTGCAGCCAAAATAAGTGCAACGCGGCCGTATTGCCCGATGAATATGAAAAAAGCTTGATGGTAAAATAATAAACATACAAGCAACATATTGACGAACAGGACATAGAACAGCGCTGCGCCAAGCATAAACTTACGGAGAAGGCTGATAGTAGAGGCCTCCTCTCGTAAGTCTTTCACATAGTCCCGAACTTCCGCAACCAGCTCAGATTGAAGACCACTTTGCTCCAACATGAGTTCGACCGTCGGCCATTTCTCGAAGATGAGCCTGACTTTATCTTCTGTCGATGGCTGTTGGGAAGTAGGCTCCCCAAGTGGATTTTCCCCCGATAATACCACGTCAAATACTCTTCACGCCGCGAGCCTCAGCGAGTTCTTTGTAATGTTTTCTCAGGTCCTCCAAGGGAATCTCTGAGTATGCACCCTTTGCCTCATAAGCATTTTGCCAAGGTCCGCCATCTTGATGTGTTATTCGTGATAATTCGAATGCATGCTTTTTCCCATAGCTTTTGAGAACAGCATCGATCACGCGCCGCTGATAATCACTAAGATTTGGGTAAAACTGGGAACCGGTCAGACGGTCTTTGATCCGATCGGTAACAGGATTCCCGCCGAAATGGTTCAGCGCGCGGTAAACCGTGGGGTAAACCGGACCATATTGCCAAGCCTGAGGGCATTGCTCGACCAATGGCACATCGCAAAATGCTGTCGACCAGCCATGAGAAAGGTACACGAGCTTGAGCAACTGCATAATCGTCAAGCGCTCAACACCTAGCTGAGGCGCTCTGTCCAAAATGTAATTTGCTATCGCTCTTGCGTCGTGTGACTGCTCAACGGCGGTCACGACACGACCTCCGTGTCTAATCGCGTCATCGTTACGCTCCCAAAAAACAACCCATGCTTTTAGTTTGGCACCGAGTAGCACCAACTGTTGACATAAAGATAGGTTGATTCTTTGGGTATTGATAGGTTTTATGCTTGACAATCGTTCAAGCCCTTGATTTCGGGCGCCATTCACGTGAATCGCGTTGATTTTTGTAAGTAAACGTTGCCGTGCCCGCGCCGCACAACGGGCACAGTCGCCATTGTCGTCTCCTCATTTTCGAAAGTGTCTAGGCCGTGACGGCTTCCGCCCACATGGCGTCAACCTGCGCTTCAGTCAGTCCGAGAGCCGCCGCAATGAGCAACAGCGTCGGATGATTGCGGTTGAAGCTGCTGGCGTCAGCCCATTCGATCTGGGCTTCTTCTTTCGCCAGACCGTCAGGCATGGAGGCAATGGCAGCGTCGACGGACGCGAGCGATATTCCGTTCCTAACAAGCGTGAGCCGCAATTGACGCTTGGTGATCGGCGGTGGCGGCACTGGTTCGACCGGCGGCGTGTACTCTACTACCTGCCCATCAATAAACCGCCGCATGCCCTGATTGTTGATCAGTTCAAGCCATTGCTTATCCGTGATTTCGATTGCGTCCGGTGGGATATTCTTTCCATGGAGGTCTCGGTCATAAAACGCAGTCGGGAACCCGTCTTTGAAAACACCTAGCTTCATAATCAATTCCCCAATGCCAGCCAGAAAAAAGGTTCGGTTACGCTTGCAACGGCGCCACCGTTTGAAACGGATCTGCGATAAAGCTGCATGCTTGTGGTGTCGCGCGCCCCAATCGTAACAGAGTAGGTGGTGTCAGCCGCGGCGGCCACGAGCATGGTTGCGAATGGTGCAATTATCTTGGTCGGGAATGCCAATGGGAAGGTGATAGTTGGATTGGTGCCGGCACCAGTATATAGGCCTGCCTGAAGGATGAAACCATTCGGCAGTTTCACAACTACTGACGCTGTAGTATCAGAATACGTTGCCCCCATGGTGGAGAACATTGCGGCGCCGCTTGCATCGTCAATGATAGTCTTGGCAAACGCAGAAAATCCGAGTGTGCTGAGGACAGCAGAAGCATCAGCGTCATCAACCAGCGTTTTGAAGAACGTCGAGAAGCCAAGGTTCCCCATACCCTGATTGCGCTGGGTTGCATCAAAAGATTGCACTGCATCAACTCGAAGCCGAAGACCAAGCGCTGTCGTTATGGCTGAAAGCTGCGTTGCAAGATCGGTGATGGTCGATATAGCTTGCTCGCCAGTGTGGTTCGCGCGGTCAAAAGCATCCGCCACAATCTCTTGCGGATCATATACTGACTGAAGCATGAAGCCTTCGGTGTCGACGACGGCCGCAAAGGTGTCGGAAAAGCTCATGATGGAATAGGTATTCAGGTCGCTGTTCCACGCGAGGAAGAACACCTTGTTGTTGTCTGCAACCGATGGCACGCGAATGATGTCGCTGACATCGAGCGATACCTGCAGATCGGCGCTGCCGGCCGGACGCTCAATCTTGATGCCAGTGGACCCGAATATCTTGGCTGGGAAGCGCGGCAAAACGCGCATGCGAAGTGTCATCTGCGTACCACTCCATCAATGACCGGGATTGACCCGATAAGTTCCTGCTCGGTGATCCCGTCGCGTTTGACGGTAATCCCAATTTCGTAAGTGCCGGCGCAAAGCTGGGTCATCTCTTGCCGGGTAAAGACCCACTGGATGACGCCAAACCCCGCGAAGGTAACGTGGCCATCTTCCGTGGTCCCGGACAGACAACGGCAAAAATCCGGGTCGCGGACCTCAATCACAATAGTGACATCCGAAAGGTCAGTAAGAATCTCTTCCGTGTCGTCGTCTACAAGCTCAATCGTCTCTATCCAGTCGGCTCGGTTTGATACCGGCGGCAGTTGCGCGTCGTACATGTCAAAGCCTTATGTAAAATGTGGTCGCGATGGATGGCTGCACGTTGTTGTGCGCAAGACCGCCGCCCGTGGCTTCCATGGTGATGCCAGTGGTCGCCGTGTTGGTTTCATTCACGAAGCCCATGTTGGCGCCGCCCGATCCGCCAGTCGTTACCGGGCCAGCCTGAGAGCGCGCGGGGTCGATCGAATGCTTGTGGCCGGGGTCGTAAAGGCCGTGAGCATGTGACGGCATTTCAGTAAGAGCGAGAACGTGAGTGCTTGCGCCGCCAGTCCAGCCGAGATTGTCCGCGGCGGGGACATTACCGGCTGCGATGTTACCCATGTTATCCACGCCGATCAGGGCGCGACCTCGAGCGTCAGGCAACGTCAGGGGTTTGTTGGCCGCCCAGTCCGCCGCTGCGGAGGCGCCACGACCGCCAACGACGACCAAATCACCGTCTACACCCCACAGGAACTCGTAGAGCGCCTGTGTGTCACTGTGGGCGCGCTCTGATGCGCCAGAGACCGCGGAGCCGATCGAACGCCCATTTGCACGAACCCAGCCGACCAGATAACCCTCTCCGTATCGGACTTTGATGTCACCGGTCTTGAACAAGGAATCTGGATCAACCGGCGTCGGCGTTGGGTCGCCACCACTTTCCGTTGCTGGCCCAATGATCGGAATGCCGTCTGCATTTAGGATGATTACACCCTGCGCCGTGGTGATGCGAATGCCGAAGAACTCATCGGCCTCGTCCATGTAGACGGGTGGCCAGAACCCGTTACCGTCTGTCAGCAGCGGGTTTGGATGAGCATTGATGGCGCCAAGGTCAAACGACTTGTAGACCGTGATCGGGGTCGTGGTGCCGCCCTTATAGAAATAGGCTCTGGCACCGATGTACGGCCTGCCGTTCGGGTCGTGTATCTGCGTGAGGGACTGAGCCCAGAAACCGGCCATGTCAGCACCTCACCAGACGGCCACAATGCCGGTTGCGGTCGTTCCCGTTGCCTTGATCTGCTTCACGGCTAAGGGATAGAGAACGCCTGCAACCATGGCGAATGTCACCTCCTGGCTGTTGCCGGACATGACGACGACGACCGTGCCGTCAGCGCCGACGCAAATGGCACGAGGGACGTTTGCAAGTTCGTTCGCATCACTTGGGACAACCGGCACGGCGTAACGGGCTGGACCAACCTGCGTGATGTCTTTGAGATATGGGTCTGCTGCTGCCATTGAGGCCTCCATAGAAAAAGGCGGCCAAATTGACCGCCTCGACTTTTTCGAAAGATGATTAGATGATGGCCCAACTTCAGGGGCGATTATTATGAGCGATAGCCTTAAGCAGCCTATGACGAAGGAAGACTTTGCTCTTATCTTCCCGCTGCTTCTGAACGAGATTGTTGCCGCGTGCACCTCAAGCTCGTCGGAAGCGAACGAGCGGCAGTACGATATTGCCAATCGATTGCACGAATCTGCCAGCTCGATGGAGGCAGGCCCCGACCGCGATTTTCTCATGGCTATCGCTAGTGGGATAATGGCGATAGATGAGTACTAAAATCAGTCTCGCGCTTCCAACGATTCAGGCTTATAAACTTTCCCAATCCAACCGCGGTATGTTCCTGCTGGTAGATACCTTGGTATCCGAAATTCCTCGAGATAATCTTTGAAGTTGTTTGCGTCCTTGGTAAGGCCATTCGCGACAATACAAATTACTTCAGCGCTACTCAGTTGGCTCCTTATCAAATTCCCATATTTTGCTTTCTCGACGTCGGTGAGGATTTTTTGCTCTGAAATGCGTCTAAGAAGAGTGTAGAGCAGTCTATAGTAAGGGCCCAGGGTTTGCTCGGATTGTGAATGGACTTTGTCTGTGTAAGCACTCGCTACAAACTCGGCCAAGATTTCGTCCGGCGGGTTAAAAAGGAAACCACCCTGTAGCCCTTGCATCAGATGCTTATGAGCTTGTTCGAACCCTTCCCTACCCCGATGGAGATCGAGGCCAGCTCCCTTAACCGCTACCTCGTCCCGGGCCTCCCTAAACAATCCCATCAACTGGAAAAATGTTCGTTCGAATTGGTCTATTTGGGCATCTCGATCCGAAGCATCCAACCTTTTCTGTTGGCGTTCTATCTCTCTTTGCTGGCGTGAAAGTTCCTCTGACTGAAGCATCAGAGTCCTTACGACCGCAACGAAAGCTAGGCCCGAGAACAAGGCATTGATAGCACCGAAGGAATCGCCCCACGGGCCGACCTCAGACAAATTCCAATTGATGTTGATACGGTGCATCCACCACGGGGCGAAGAACCACGTGCCCCATAGAAAAACGACGAATGCCGCAATGATGATAGTCAGAAACTTTTTCATATTACCCGCCCCGAAGGATGGATAATCTAATCCGACCAGACAAAGCAAGATCGGCTTCTTCTTCTAGACAGAACTAGCGATTGTAGTCATTCTGGCGTCATGCAAATCGATCACGACCGCAATGAACCGAATATTGACCGAACACCTGGGCCGTGGCGCTGGGTGTTCCCGGTGCTTCTCGTTATGGTCGTTATCAACGCCGTTACCGGAACAATCAGTTGGCCGTCATTCCTCGGCGGTTTGGGTGTGGGTGGCGTTTTGGCCGCCTGGGCGATTGAGGTGACCGGGAACAAGGTTCCCGATTCCTGGCGTCGTAAATCATCGAACCGGGACCGGGACATTTAACTCCAGCGGCGCGCGCTTGGCGCTACTGCCGGGAAGACGACCAGTCCCAGCCGTCGACAACGTGTTCAAGATGGCGGTCGCCATCCCCCTCTTTGTTACATCGTTCATTTTCGTGCTGGCCGCGACTGTCAGCAGGCGACGAGCATGTTCCGGGTCGGTGGTCATAAGCGATCGACCAACCTTCTCGATGACGCGAGGTGGCAGGCCTTTCCCTTCATTCAATGCTCTCGTCACAGCACCGATAGCCGCTGCCTTCCACCCGCCGCTGAACAGGTTCGTCAGCACAGCCGGGTCGAAGTTGGCGATGTCATCCATGTCAGCGAGATTGTCAGCCGTCCTTGAACCGCCCGTTGTCTGATTAAGCGTTTCGAACATGCGCTGTTCACGACCGATCCGTCGGCCAAGCTGGTCAGCCTGATCAGGTGAGGCGATTGCCTGAAACTCTTCCCGGTTCTTCGGCGTGTTGAGGGCACGGGCCTTGTTCGTCGTCGGGCTGCCGGCCGCGCTTTCGACACGGGCAATGAGGGGATCGGCATAACCAGCCCGGAATGCAGCCTGTTCATCAGGCGTCATTTGCGAAAACCGCTCGATCGTATCGGCGGCGCGCTGACGGCCTGATGTGGAGGCGCTACCCTCGGCCACGGCGTCAATCACACCGCTGCGCGTCCTGAAAGTGTCATTCGCCGTCCGGAAAGCTGGCGATGCATCCTCAAGCGCGGTATCAACCAGACGCTTGACCTGATTGAGTGCAAAGGCCCTGTTTCCTGCGCCTTGAGCATCAGAGCGAGCAATAAGGTCGTCTAGATCAAGCTTCGCCCGGAACAGGGCGTTGAAATCCGTCACCTGGCTGTTGCCATCGGAAAGCATTGAACGAACGCGGGTTAGTGCCCCCTCGATGCTGTCGTTGGCGATCCGGTCGCGCGGGCTGACGATCTGGTTTACGCCTGGCCGAATGGTCTCATCGATGTGTTCAAGGATCGGCGTGACGTTGACCGCCCCTGCTTCTCTCCGTGCGGTGCCGTAAAGCGCGTTGGCCTCTGCATCGCGAGCGGCAGTCAAGGCAGCCGCGCGCTGGGCGGCGGTGTCTGTCGCGTCGAAGCCTTCGGCAATAGCATTGGCGAGACGATCACCCTGACCGGCCTGACGGGTGAGAAGCTGGCCGACGACCTCCTGGCGGGCATCGTTCGGCGTTCTGGCGACGGCAGAGAGCATGCGCTGTCCACTGTGACCCAATGCATCGACAAGAGCGTACTCACCCTGACCGTCGTCAATCGCCAGGCGCATGATGCTTTCGATCTCTTCCGGAGATTTTCCGGAACGCTGCAATGCCGTGCCGATAGCGCGGTTTGCAGATGCATCAGGGCGAATGCGAGAAGTGATAGGCGATGCAAGCGAGCGAAGGAACGAGCCGCCGCCGGCTATGGCGTACGGCGCGGCAACTCCGAGACCTGCACCGGTCAAAGACCCCACACCTGATTTCGCCAAACGGTTCAAAAATCCTTGCTCTCCACTTCCAAACCCCTGAGCGCCACCAAGAACAGCGCCCTCACCAGCACTGGCAGCAGCAACCCGCCCAAGGCTCGCGCCTCGCTCTACGGCATTTGCTGTAGCCGACAATCCACCCTTTGCCAGACCGACACCACCGGTAACACCGCCGCCGATCTGTCCAGCAAGACGATAACCGAAGCGATCCTTGCTATCGGCGGCGTCTGTTGCGCGCTGTGCCTCCAGGTTGGCATTGTACCGCTCCGACAGACTTCTGCCGTCTTTGCCAGTGCCAAAAACTGGATTGAACAGCGCATCGCCAGCGGCAGCGGCCTCGTCGGCAAGACCGAACGACAGGGTGTCAGCAGCACCACGAACGAAGCTGTCGACCTTACCCATGAAGCTGTCGCGAGGATCATCCGGCTTTTCAACGGTCGCCTTGACCGTTGGCTGGGCGGGTTGCGCCGGCTGTGCCTGATCAGCCTGCGAAGATGACGCGCCAAGCGTCTTGGCAATCTCTTCCACGGTGGCGCTCTGTTGTTCCGGCGACAGGCTTTTGAAGCTGTCATCGACCGTGACGCGCCGGCCACCGATATTGAGAACCGTCATTCCTCAATGCTCCACTTGACGCCGGATGACGTCTGATTGCCGCTCGTTGTGGTCGACCCGTTTGCTTTTGCCCGAGCGTTCGCCATGCCGCGTTCCACGACGCCGCGGAGCTCAGTAAGGGCCGCCTGATAGTCTTCAAGGCTCTGGGCAGCATTGAGCCGCGCCATCGCTTCCGTCGCCTTCTGGCCTTCGATTTCGGTAATTGCGCCGCCGCCTTTGAGGGCGTTGAACGCCTGCAGAAATGTCTGGCCGTTGATCTGATCCATTTTTGACTGAACGCGGGCCGCATCGGATGTCAGATTGGGAGTTCGGGAGTTGATCGGGCCAAGCATGTTCGGCAGGTATGCGTCTTTGGCCAGACTATCGATCGTCGCCAGCATTTGGTCCGACGCCGACTGAATGGCAGGAAGAGCTGCCTTTGCTTCAGACCGAGCCTTGCCATCAGCCGTCTGTTCGGCGGCGCCGGCTACGTCCTTTTCGCGCGTGTCGATCACCTGACCTGTTCGGCTGTTGCGAGTGACCACGGTCGTGCCAAGGTCATTGCTCGAAATACCGGGAGTGAGCTTAATGCCGGCTGGGACTTCAACCTGCCGAACGCCTCCACCCTTCAAAGGCTGGAAGGCGACGGTATTGCCGTCAGCATCCTGGCCATAAACCAGATTGAGACCTGCTTCACTCCCGCCCAGACCTTCAGCCTTTGGATCCTTCGGGAACCGCCCAACGGCCTCGATTGCCCCGCTCTGCTGGTTGGCGCGCGCAAGCGTCCCGTCCGGAAGGGTAACGAACTGCCACGGCTCCGTTGCCTTCTGGCCGTTCACGTTGGCCTTCCAGAGTTCAAGACCGATGGAGTTCAACTGCGGGTCTTTCAGCAACTGTCGGATAATCGACGGGTCGATCGAACCGCGCTGAACAGGAGTGACGGCCTGAGCAATCAGGCCAGTGCGACCAGAGGCGTCGGCAACCTGCATCGGACCGCGCGACTGTGGCGCCGTGGGTGACGCCACAGTGTAAGGCGTGGATGCGTCCTGCATCGGCAGGGAAGCCCCCTGCCGCGGGACGACACTAACCATCGGATCGACATAGGCCGATTCTTTTCCGCTGGTGTCGCCCTGTTCAAGCGGCGCAATCTCCTCGATCGCTGCAGCGCCAGCGTTGGCCGGCGCATTACCGAACTCAGTGGCGTAATAGTTCTTTGCCATAGCCAGACGGCGAGCGGACTCCCCACCGGGGCGATTATAACCAGCGAACTGCCAGGCGTTGTTCATCAACTGCTGCGCTTCCTCGACACTCTGGGCGTTGTTGAGCGCCTGAATGAGCTTGGGATTTTCCTGCAAGAAGAAGTTAGCCTGTCCCTGCGGAGACAAATCGCCCGTTGCTGCCAGCGCCTGATAGCGAGGACCGCGCCATGACAGGATGCCACCAGCCGTTCCGGGTTGACCGCTCTCGCTCGGATCGCTCCAGGTCCGGTTAGCGTTCTTGGCCGACCAGCCACTTTCAGCGCGGCCCGTCGATGCGACGGCAGCAAGGCCATACGGGTTCGTAAGACCGCCGGAACGCACGGTGTCGATGAACGGCCTGTAGGTATCGCCTTGAGCCACGCTGCGCTCTACGGGAGTCACAGGGGCCGTTTGCGGCGCGCTGGCGGCGGCAGGGGCAGCGAGGCTCGACAGAAAGCCTGTAGCGGGCTGCTGCGGCGCTCCACCAGCAAGCGGAATGTCGGCCAACCGAGACAATGCAAAATCCCTGCTCTTCTTGTCGATTGCCCCGCCCAGCGCTTCCGTTACGCCGTCCATCCACGAAAAGTCAGGACGAGGGATCGTAGGCTGCTGAACCGTCAGATTAGCGATTGCCATCAGAAAAGACCTCCCGTCTTCGCCTTCGTGAGTAGACCAATGCCGCCTTTGAGCAGTCCGCCCAAGAAACTGCCGCGCGCCTGATTGTTGGCTTCCATGCCGGTGGCCCACTGGTTGTTCGCACCCATGATGCCCTGCGTCACGCCGCTCTCAAGGCCTAGCTGGTCGTCGGCGCTGCTCTGATACAGGTTGGCGATGTTGCCATAACCCTGCGCCTGCCCACCGGCTGCGGCTTGCCCCTGCGTCGACATGCCCGCAAGACGACTTAGCCAACCGCCATACTCTTGGTTGGCAAGCCCGTTGCCTCTGTCTTGCAGGGCGGCCAGCGTATTGCCGCTGCTCAGCATGCCGGCTGCGCTGGCGCCGCGTAGAGCGGCCTGCGTGCCTTGATCTAGCGCGAACTGATAGCCGGGGCCGGTTTGAAATGCTCCGGTTGCGCGTGCATTTCCTTCCGTGCCATTCAAGCCAAGAGCATCACCGTAAAGGGAGTTTGCAGCCGTGCCGCTGTCCACCCACGGCTGGTAGGCGCCGATAGCCTGGTCGAGCGCACCGCGAGATTTATTCTCTCCATCCGCGATGATCTGGTTGCCGGTCGCACGCAAAGCAAATAGTGCGTCCTTATTCTGGTCGGACGCCTGCATTGTGGCTTTGCCGGTCTTGCTTCCGGTCAGAGAACTGAGGAAACCCATTTATATGCCTCCGGCTGTCAGTCGTTCCTCGATCTCGCGCACATGGCGGTCGAGTTCCTTGAAATATGCGTACCAGTCCTTATTCATCCGGCCGTTGGCCTCAATGACCGGCTGAATAGGTGGTGGGACCTGAACAAGTTGCTTGAGGGTCGATGCCATCAGCGTGACCTCGCTTCGCCGTCCATCGAGCCGCCGAGCAGCCCAACATAGACCGGGTCAGAGACTTCGAACTTCCACACACGTCCGTATCGGGACGCCATGCCAGTGCGATTGACCGAAACAACGGTCTTGTGCTCCGCCTGCCGGCCGAGTTGGCGCAACAGCGGAACGCCGAACGAGTTGCCGCCGTCGTCGGACCATGAGACTTCGCAGACCGGGTCCGTATCGATCGGCTCCTGTCCTGCGACAAGGCCTTGACCCACGATCACGTCGAAGTCGGCGCGCGGGATCGCAACACGGTTCGGGAAGCCAACAGCAGGCAGCGAGGTTGCTGTCATCACGAGATGGTCTTCACCCTCGCGGTGCGTATCTGCGTCGAGAAACCAGATATCACCGGTCTCTCTGTCACCAATCACCCACTTACCGAATGCTGGCGTTGAGCAAATGCCGCGCCAGCGCTCGTTGAGGTAACTGACGCGCTCATGCCAGAAACCGGTTCCGACCTCATATGTCCAAGAGAACGTCGGGCCCGTCACCGTCGCCCAGTAGTGACCTTCCGTGATGCCAACAGTCACGTCGATCTTCGACTTGTCGGCAACCCTCTCAATCAGGCGGTCAAGGTCAGGCGTCGAAATCCTGTTGATCTGATATCCGCCGTCGATCCGGTACACGGCATTGTCGTCACCGACGAAGATCAGCGCCGGGAAGCCGTATTCATTGCCCGCAATGGCATACGTTCCAGCCACACCGCGATTGATGACCGATGCCCGAGAAAACGGAGAGCCCGTCGCATTACCGGCATTCTGCCAAACCTCGATTGAGGACGGACCACACAGGTAGATCAGCTCACCGAATGCCACAGCCCGATAAATGCCGCCGGGGTGGCTCTCTGCCTTACCGAAATCGAGCGCGCTTACGGTCTTGTCGTTGATGGCAGAGACGAAGAACCGGCCATCACGAATGCCCCACACAAAATAACCGTCAAGGAAGTCGATCGATATGGCCTGCGGCAGATCACCCTCGCCAAGGCTGACCGGTGATCCACTTGAGTTCACGACGAAAGTGTCATCTTCGGTCGTAACGAGGATATCAGGGATCGGGGCTTTGTTGTTACGGGCGAAGGTGACACGCAGCGTTCCGGGCAAGACGCCCAAGTCTGTCACTGTGGCAACGCCGTCGACGTAATTCACCAGTACCAGACGATTATCCAGTGCAACGAACAGATTGCCGTTGTGGAAGTGGAAACCGCGGCATTTCGTGAATGTGGTAACGGCTAAGCGCTTCAGGCCCGGAGACCGGCGGCGAACAAACTGCTTGCGAGCTCCATTGTCCAGCGCTTCAGCGTAGCAATTGATCAGCCGGCCAGATCCTTCGCCTGGTCGCGCACCCGGCGCCGTAGAGGTGGGGAAGATGATATCGATCATCAAAAGTACTCGCTGCGGGTGACATCTTCAGGGACCAGCGTTGCGGCCGTGATCTGGCGCAGCAGCAACTCGGCTTCAGCGCGGGACACTGGATTTCTTGCAACACCGAACTTTGGGGAGCATTCATCCGCGATGATCGTTGCCAAGGGACCGACGACCTCATCGTCAAACCGCTCTTTTTCCGTCGACAGAATTCCGCGCCGACTAAGCGCTGTCAGTTGCCCGTCGATGTATTTGTCCACGATATCGATGTCTTCCGGTGCGGGCGCTTGCCCGGCCCCGCCGTCAGCTTGATGAAGCTCGAGAACGGCAACAATCAGTTCATGCCTTGTCTTCATCGATCTTCACCACCGTTAGCTCGCGCCTTACCGAATGCTCGCCCCTGAGGCTTGTCGACAAAGCTGTCTGTGAATTCGAACCGGTGGCCTTGCGGCAACCGTGCCATCTGTTGGCGTTGCCAGGCGTGGAGCGTGGGCTTGGCCATCTCGACGCCTTGGCTCTCGTTGATCCCGCTTCCACGCACTGTAATGGCGGCGTAAATCACATCACCGGGGTTGAGGACGGCGATTTCCTGTTCATCAGCCATCGCCGTCTCTCCTGTCACTTAAGCAGCCACGTATTCGGCCTTGTCCTCGTCGGACATCGCGTTGAAGGCTTCAGCGTCGGCCTTGCTCAGGCCGTCCTTGACAACTTCGCCACCCTTCTTGATGACATAGCGACCGCCGCCATTGTGAATGGCCTTCAGTTCGTCAGCGTCTTCGGACTTCTCGGCTTTCGATGAAACCTCAAAGAACGGATTGCCGCTGAACCGCCCGATATCGGCGTCCTTGACCTCAACGGACTTGCCGTCCTTGAAGGAGTAGCCGAACGCCTTCACCTCGTCGGCGCCACTGTCGCCGGCAATGTATTTCACCTTGCTCATGCGCCCTGGCTCCTGTTGGTGATGTGCGCCCAGTTCCGCGGGTTGATGAACTCGACAATGAATTCAACAACGCCGGTCGTGGCCGCAGTGCCTGTCTGGGTGAACTTGGCGAAGAACGTGGTGTCATTCGCCAGTTCAACGCCGAGTTCAGCACCGGATCCTGCCTTGAAGCCGGTGGTGCCGGCCGCAGCGTTGGCAGAGGTAACCAAGCCATCATCATCAGCCGCGGAACCGAGAACGAGAACGTTCGTGGTGCCTGCATTGAAGGCCGTTTCGATGCGGGCATAGGCGCGCAGCGGAATGCATCCCTTTTCCAGCGTGACGACGGGAACGCCCGTGGCCATGTTCTTCTGGTCGAAGGTTACGCGCCGGCGCCATGCGCCGACGCCAACGTCTTCAGGATGCTTGATCGGGTTTGTCCAAATCGGATTAGCCATTGCTCTGATCCTTTCCTGATCAATCGCCGGTCGCGGCAAAGTAGCCGGTAACGAGACCGCGCTGCTTGCCAACCACGTTGGTGAGGGTGCCGTCGGTAAGCTCGACGGTGCGGCCGGCATCACCGATCGTGTAACCCAGCTTCTTCATGCCCCACTTGCCGAACATACCGAGGCCGGTCACCTGGCCGTAGTCGTCCTTCTGCTCACGGGAGTTGTATCGGGACTTGATGCCCCACCCGAGCGCTTCCTGACCAAGCATGAGCGCCGGACCAAGGTTTGCACCCGAGTTGCCGACGCCAGCGAGGATGGGCATGTCATCGACTTCGTGAACGACAACGCCGTCCCATTCGCGGTCGCCACCGAGGAACATGCCTTCGGAACGCCGGGCAACCGACTGCTGGCGCTCGCTCTCGTTCATGGAGGCGACGAAATCGCGCATCATGAGGGAGTTCACGAAGCAGATGAAGAAGCGGCGGTTTTCGCTCTCGCTGATGCTGGTCGGCGTGATGCGCGGACGAGCCGAGAGTGCAACGCGCTTCATCAGCGACACCGATTCCTTGGTGAACTTGCCGGTGGATGCCGACACGTTGGCAAGGGAGGCCGCGTGGTTGGCGGTGACGTAGTTGGACAGCGAATTGCCATACAGCACGCGGTCCTTGTTGTTGGTGTGCCAGGTGTTCTTGTCGGCGGCCGAAGCTTCCGAGTAAGCAACATCGAGGTTCTGACCAACATCCTGCAGGCGGTCGATGACTTCGAACTTGATGTCTTCGTCAGCCCAGGTTTTCAGGGCGCCTTTCGACGCCTTGCGCAGATCGATCGCCGCAAGGTCAACATCGAGCTCATGAAGCGAAATGCCCTTCTTGCGAAGATCCCAGTTCACCTTGTCGCCATATTCGCCAAGCTTGTCTTCATGGCCACGCAGCGGCTGGCGACCCTTGATCGCACCCTTCTGCAGGTTGGTGATGAACTCGAAGGTGATGCCGTTGCCCTGCTTGGAGGCAAAGTCTTCCTTCATCACGATCGGGTTGGTGGTGCCGGTCCCGGCGTAAGCCGCGAACGGGTTTGTCTGATAGAATTCGACACTGAACTGATCATCCCAGATTGTCGGGATCAGACCTTCAGTAGCGCGGGTTTCTGCCATTGCAGTCTACCTTCTGATTTGAAGCGTCAGCGCTTCATGATGTCGGTGAGCGAGCGCGGGCCGCCGTATTCCGGACCGCCTCTCGGTCCACCTGAAGGCGCACCTGAGAAATCGGTTGGAAGCGGAGCGGCTTGCGTTGCCGGTTGCTGGGTTTGGGTCTGTGGCTGCTGCTGGGCGGCCTGCATTTCCTGAAGACGGCGCTGGAAGTAAGCTTCAGGATCATCGCCTACTTCGGCCATGGCCTTCTGCTTCTTGTGCCACTTCATCAGGGCGTCATAGGGGTGCTGAGATTGAAGCATCTCGGCAATGACGCGCTGACCATCAGGTGTCGCCGCAACCTGTTCGATTGCCTGCTTGGCCTCATTGACAGCATCTGCGCCGTGAGCGGTGACGGCCATGTTCTCGGAAACGAATTCCCGCATGTCCATCATTTGCTGCTGTACCGGTGTAAGCTGGTGACGAATGTAGCCGTCAGGGTCCTCGAAAATTTCAGGTGGAGCGACTGGCTGGGGTTGCTGCGTGGCCTGCTGCGGTTTGGAGAGACTGGCGATCCTGTCTTCCAGTTCCTTCAGCTTCTTTTCGTAGCGCTCTTCCGTCTCCTTGCGCTTGCCGCGCTCGGCGTCGAGTGCCTGAATTGGAACGTGTCCAGGCTGTTGGGCGGCGGCGTTATCAGCCTGGCCCTGTCCCGTTGCCTGTTCCTTGCCAGCGAAACGGCCTTGACCATCTCGCTGCTGGACCTGTTCCGTCGTCTGCCCTGAGGGAGCGGCGGCGGTCGTTGCAGCATTTGCAGCGTTGTCGTCTGTCTGGGTATCCGAAGACGCAGAAGCGCCCCGGCCCGACATGATGTCGTCCAGCGATTGTTCAGTCACAGTGTTTTCCTCGTTCGTGGGGAGTACGTTTGCCCGTAAAACCCGGCACCGGTTCGTTGCCCGTTCAGGTCGGCACCACCATGCAGATTAACGGCCTGCGACCGGCTGCCCGTTTACCCCGGCACCGGGTAGGATCGACCATGGAACAGGACCGAGCCCTGCCAGGGTCGTTTCAAGGCGGGTCTGATCAGTTTCCGCCATGATTTTCTGCGTGCTGGCCTCCGTATTTCGGATTTCAGCACCCGCTTTTGCGTAATCGATCTCAGACGCCCCAGAGCCGCCGTCAGAGGGCGTCATCGTCTGGCGGGCATCTGCTATCGCTTTTTCCGCCTGTGCGTTTCTCAGCTTCGCTGTGGCCTGCTGCGTGGCTACTTCGGCTTGAGCCCCGGCAATTGCCATCGGGTTTGGCGGCTGCTGTTCGGCATCGCCAATCGCCTTGAGCAATTCGCCCTTGGATCGAAGGTTCGGCGCCGCTGCGATGACCGCCTTGAACGGAATTTCTCCCTTTGTGTCCATCCGCTTCAGGTCAACGATCAGGCTGAACTGCTCATCCATTAGCGCACCGACGGCCGGCGCATCGTCAAGGATGATATCAATGTCCACTTCGGCAAGCTTACCCTGCATCATCGATACATTAGCGCCTTCAGGGACGGCACCAGGCGGCATAGACAACGGGTTAGTGTTGAGGCCAACCCAACGAAGATTACGCATGTCGTCGGTTACGCGTATCCACCGCTCACCCGTCCAGAACTGGCGAATGCGGTTCCACATCTTGCGGTATGCATCCATGTCCATCTGACGCAGCGCATCGGTAAGCAAGCCCATCTGGGTTTGACCGCCCTGCTGCTGGGCGATGATGGCGCGGCCAGACTGTTGGCCAGCCTGCTTGCCCTGCATGGCCGCGTTCGGCCCCATGACCTCAAAGACCGCCATCGCCTGCTCAAGCAACTGCATGTGTCCTTGCGACTGGTCATTGGTCGGGATGATGCCGAAGTCTTCACCGAACTTGGCAGGACCAGTCAGCGTGATGTGGCCGTCACCCTTCTGAAGCTGCCTTTTGTTTTCCTTCACATTCGAATTGTAGGCGTCGTTGCCGAACGTCTGACGCGACGTATCAAGGTGCAGCTTCTTCGAACGGCGCTTGTTGATCTCGTCCTGTGGATCGACCAGATCGCGGATCGGACCATAACGCCCATTGTCACGATCGGTGTAAGACGAACGCCAGGCATACGGATGCTCACGCTCTCCGTCCTCATCCAGCCACGGCGACGGCCCATCGCGAAGAATGCCGCCCTTGGTGAACTCGGCATAGCTCCACTGGCCATCCTGGCCTATGAAATACATCTGAATGACGCAGATACGCTTGCGGCGCGCGCTGTGCACCCACGAGAATTTTGGCTTGTCGTCAAATGTCTCGCCCGTGGTCGCGATAGAGACGGTTTCATCGAATACAGCTGCCGCGCCTTCACCGTAGCGCCTTACAGCTTCTTCGCGGTCCATCCAGATGATGAGCCCGAGATAGGATGCGTCCGAGAAGTCGTCTTCCGAGCTATGCGGATCCCAGAACATGCGATCCCATGCGCAACGGGTCAGCTTTACGTCGTAGTCGGGCTGCATCATCGAGGTTGACGAAAGCAGCGACGAACGCTTCATGCGCACCGTGATTTCGACACCGCCCCAGCCAGCCTTGAGCATGTCACCCCAGACCAGCGACTTGATGTCCGAGTATCCCTGATCATCACAAACATAGCGCAGCGAGTCCGTAACGGCCTGCGAATCCTGTTCGTGCATCGGCGTGCGAGGCAATGCCCGCGGCTGTGTGCGCTGCTGACGCTCCAGACCCTGCAGATAGTCGATCTTGTTGCGGATAAGGTTGAACGACACCACCGGTTGGCCGCGCTTGCGGAGGATTTCGGCTTCGCGCTCGGTCCACTGCCGATTGTTGTAATAGTCGATGTACTTTTCAGCGCCCTTCCTCGACTTGTCAGACCCGTCTTCGGCGTCGGTGAACATGTCGATGAGCCATCCATGAAACTGAATGTCTTCCATCAGGCTACTTTCCAATCTGGGGAATCGTCATCGTCTTCCGGCTCTTGAAACCAGTCGCGCTGCGCATTGTCGTTTTTCTTGGTGTCCTTGATGACCACATACGGACGCGACATGCATGCATAGCGCACCTCGTCCGCGATATGGTCTTCACTGGTCGTGTCCAGGTCTTCCGCGCGGTTAGGATCGTGCTGAAGCAACGGCACGGTTCGAATGAAGTCCTTGCACGTCGAGAACACGTAAAGCCCCGGCCTGTCGCCATCGCCCTTCATGCGCCCGCGCATTTGGTCCCAGCCACCCATCGCGCCATGTGCAGCAACGCGCTTGTTATCAGCTGGTCTGAAGACCACCTTGAAGTCGGTGGCGCGTGACAGGCGTTCATAGATCGACGGGCCACCATCTTCACTGAAAACAGCAGGATCGAGCACGCCGTAGGAGATTGCCTCAGTTGGCGGCTTGATCATCTTCTGGCCGTCGCTGAATTCCGCGCCTTCTCTGATGGCAATACCAATGCCGACTTCTTCAGCAGTCAGCTTGAGACCAACGTTGGCTTCACCTTCCTTGCAGCCGTACCATTCGCGGTAACGAACGATCGAGCCACGCGGGATCAATCCGCCCTCTGCCTTGTAGTCGTCGCCCGCGATTGCCCACCAACCGACAGAAAACGGTTTTGCCGAACCCCAGTCCATTGAACGGAACCGCGTCCAGTCTTTCGGGATAGCGAACGGGCGGATGATGTGCTTTGCGCTATTCCAGCAATCGAAGAACGCGCCTTCGACAGCGTTCCAATCACCAGACAGCCACGCTTTCACAAGCTGCTCTGAGCCCACCAGATACAGGTTGTTGATATATTCGGGGTCGTTCTCCAGCAGCAGCTTATTATCCTGCACCCGCGAAGGGATGTAGACGTATCGGTGCGTTTTCCCATTTGGTAGCAGCCGGGACAGCGGAACCATCCCCTGTGGCGCCTGATCGATGTAACGCTGTTTAATCCAGTGCTGCCCAGCGCCGCCGGGGTTGCCTGTCAGGATCAATTGCGTAGGCACACCCCGTGCAGAGCGAAGCACGCCAAATAGGCGATCAATCGGCTTGCTGTCAGGATAAAGGCCAGCCTCTTCTATGCAAGCGTCCGAAACGTTCTGGCCCTGATATTTGTCAGCGTCCTGCACTCGCTCCAGCGGGCGAAAGCGAAGCCGACCGCCACCGGGAAACGTCCATGTCTTTTTCTGGTCGTTCCAGACGGCGCCGATCTTGCCGTATATCTCTTTGCTGCGGTCGATCGCATCATCGAGCATAGGCAGTTCGCGCCGGCAGAACAGCGCGTTGAAGGCTGACCCGTAAATGGCGGCCTTAATGGCATACTTGCCCAGAACGCCGTCAGTCTTCCCGCCGCCACGCGCACCGCCAAAGAATATCTCACGGTAGGGGCAATCAATGAGCGCGCTCTGTGGGCCTTCCTGCGGCGACCACGCAACGCGTCTAAGCTGGATTTGCCCCATGCTGCTTCTGCCACTCCTCTTCGGTCATTGGCTTGGCATTGACGACGAAATCGACTGTCGCGGTCAGACCAACGTCAAGCTTGTCGCCATAAATCTTCGGCCTGAGTTTTCCAGCCATCCACTTGCGGGCGTCAATCCGCAATTGCGACCTACGCAGCGCCTCGCCGTTCTCCTGCCAGCCAATGCTTTCACCATCGGCGTTCCGCTTCTCCATCCAGTCGTTCCGGCCATCGTCGGCAATATCAATGATATCGTCAAAGAGGGCGTCAGCCTGAACTTCGCGCGCGTGCGCGTATTGCTTCGAGAATGCCTCGTTGTCGCGCAACCACTTAAAGACGGTGGACATAGAAGGCATCGCTTCGCCATCACAGATGGAGCGAACACTTTCTCCGAGCGCGAGACGTTCACAAATTGTGTCGCCAATCTCTTCGGTGAATGTGGTGATTCCTGCCATAAGGTTTCGACGCCTCTAAGATATCGGGTATTTGTTTTGCAGCGTTATGCTTACGCAAGGTTCGCCCAGCAAACTGAACCCATTCGTCTAAGTGTGAGGATGTATATGAGATCGATTCTTGAGAGGCTTCGCCCAAGAAATACAAAAGCCGCGCGTAACGAGGCCAAGAAGGTCAGAGCGACATACCTCAACGGACTGGCTATTGCCTTATTTGTGGCGGGCGCCTTCCCGGTCTTCTTAAGAGTAAACGCCGCAAATCCCTCTGAAATATTTACTTTCAGCCTATCGAAATTTGGCCTCTATACGGGCGACGATTTCCGAATGATTGCGGGATGTTTTCTGGCGAGCATGACATTTCATGCGTGCGCTCAACTCTCAGTTTCTGGTCTGGAAGACTAGTCTGAGGAAACCGGTAATATTGGATCCTAAAATCCAGAAAGGAGTAATCGATGTCATATTCGAGTGAGCGTCGCCCGGCTATACCGACAGAGCTACGTCGGAAGGTACTGGTCGAAGCAGGGCATCGGTGCGCGATCCCAACATGTAGATACATTGACGTCGAAATCCATCACATCGTGCCGTACTCTAGCTGCCAAAGTCACGAATATGACAATTTGATTGCCCTTTGCCCAAATTGCCACTCTCGAGCCGATAGCGGCGTTATCGATAGGAAAGCTCTCCGGCTCTACAAATTTAACCTCCGATTTGCTCACGAGAGGTTTTCACAAATCGAAATGGACCTCTTATTTGAGCTTTACAAGGCGCCTGTCGGGGCAGCGCACCCTTGGCAACCGTTCATGCTTATATTCTTCAAAAGGATTATTGACGCCGGGTATGTACGGCTTTCAGTAGGAGCGCACCCGGAGCAACGCGGGGTTTCTACGCACGCGTCCTTTAATGGAGTCGATACCTCCCCGACTTTCATTTTACTTTCAGATAAGGGGCGGCTGTACCTCGAAGAACTCGGCGTTCAGGAACTAGAAGCCCCATCGTAATTTCTTAAGCTTGCAGACGCGACTGCGGAGCCTTGAAAGCCCTCATGCGTTGTGTAATCTTTAAAAGCCACAACCAATAGAGGCCAAAATGATACTGAGGAGGATAAGATGAAAATTGGTGATACCGTAAAGCTGAAGTCGGGTGGCCCACTAATGACCGTTGGGTACCTACAATCTGATGGAAATATTTTGTGCTATTGGTTCAACGCAAACAGCGGGCAATTCGAGGTGAAGTGGTCAGACTTTCATCCAGATATGCTGAAGCAGATTGACCCTTAAACAACTGATTAAGTTGCCTCGCTGTGTCCATAAAGCGAGGCACCCCCTACAAAGGGCGCATTTCTCCTATCGCTCGGATCGGTTAATTCCGCACTGGGGCGTCGGGTATTCCCAAACGTAATATCTACGTGGTCCGACTGCCACCCAAATCACGTGCAAACATTAGCTTGCAATCGCCAATTTTGCAAGCGGGTCAACGGTCTCAATTTCCTCCAATTCCTTGAGAATCAACAGAACTCTTTCGCGAGTGGCCGGCGACAGTTCATTCATGGCCTGCTCTGCCGCATATCGCATCGATACCTTCTTGCGTCGGCCTTTTGGTAATATCAAGCCAAGCTGGCGATTGAGGGCATTGCGGCGATGTTGCTTCGCAAGCTTCTCCCGCTCTTCCCTCTCGGTATCGTAACCGCGCTTAGCCTCCATATCCGCGAGCATCAGGGCGCCGATTACCTCGTCTTTGAAGCTTGCCGGCGGCATGTCTGGCGACGGGCGCAGGAAGCACATGACGCCTTCCGTGCGTCTGACGCGCTCGAAGTCCCGCTCCCTGATGTTGACGAAGACATAGCCCACCAGAAGCGGGAAGCGCTTCGCCATGATCTTGTTTGTCCGCTGGTGCTTGATGTCCTTCCAGAAGGCAGGCATGTACACGTCAAAACCTTCATTCCGAATGTTTCGCTCAATGACGCTTTCGCCTATCCGGTGTTGCCGCTCGATCGGCCGGGGTGTGGCCGCTGCCATGCGCTGCGTACCTGGCATGGCTCGCACTGCGTACCACTTCGCGGAAACGATCCCTTGAAGCTCAATGAGGGCCTGACGTGCCTCGCTGTCTGTGGCCGGGGCCCTGATGCCGCCTATGACACGCTGGGCGGCCTTTGCGGCCTCCAGCTCGGTATCGAAGGCATCAACGCTGATGCCCTTTTCACGGAGGTAATTGCGTAGCGGGTAAAGCGATGGCGGAAAAGAGTAAGTCATAGTCGGCCCTTTATTCTTGAGACGAAGGGATAGTTTGGGAGGTCGAACTTGCTGGCATCCAGACTAGGCAGCGGATTTGATATCTCTGGAGCGACCTGAAATGCGGCCTTCTCGTTAGCGAAGAAGGCTGAGACGTTTAGGAACAACCATGTTCCCTTTCGTCTGATATTCAGCATCTCGAACGGACTGTTATCTAGATCAGCCCACCGCTGGAAAAGCTCGATGTTATTATCGTGGATGAACTGACGCGCCTCATGAAGATAGTCGCGGGCATCCTTGAGAGCGTGGACCGCGCGCACCAACTTGTTCCCACCCTCCAGCACCCGATCCAATCTATCGGTATTCGCATCCTCCGGAGACCAAGCCGGAAGAGCTTTACTTGCGCCTTCTAAGCTTGCCACCGCGTTTTTGATGGATAGATAGGAATTGAACGAGAGCAAAAAGTCTCCCCCAACGAGGGTTCCAATCTGACGTGTTTCGTAAACCGCCTGTCCGCGTTGATCTCGTAAGCCAGTATTGACCGTCGTTTGAATCCGTCCGCCCTTTGCAAAGAATTCCCCGTGCATGAAATTGAGGAAGTTGGGGGCTTCAGCACGGAATTGCTTCTTTGCTTTTTCGAGCGCCGCGGCTGTCAACATCATGTCACAGCCGAAGGCGATCAGCTCGCCGGCACGGGCCTGCACTTCAGCCCAAACATTTGCCAACGCCTTCGCCGCGGCCTCCTTTTTAAAACGCTTGTCGGCAACAACATACTCGTGCCCCATGTGACGCTTCGCACAAGCATTTCCAATGAAAAGAACCGTCTTATCCGACGGGAACCACGCCATCCGACCGATCCTGAATTTGGGACTGCTCGGGCGGCATAGGGGACAAGGCACCATTGCCTCATCTTCGCGCTTATCTAGGGGAACATCGATATCGCCCGACATGAGGATTGCACCATCCATGTCAAACGGGCGGACCATAGAAACGTTGTCAAAGGACTCCGGCGATCCTGTTTGCTTAATATGCTCCCGCCAGCGTTCAATGTAATCATCATCAGGGCGCCGCTCGAAAACCGCGTAATGGGCAAGATCACTCATGCGAACACCTCACGATCGGCGCAGCGGTCGATAGCTTCCAGCCTGCCCTGCTCCGCTAAATGGTCAGCGCGCTCGTTTCCGGCAATGCCACTGTGACCCTTGACCCACCGGATTGAAATATTGCCGGCTGTACTTGAAAGGGCCTCGTCAATCGCCTTCCAGAGTTCCACGTTCATCACGACGCGGTTTTTCGGCTCGGCGTTCTCGCCAGCCCGGAACCAGCCTTTGGCCTTCCATCCTGGCATCCACTCGGTAGCGCCTTTGACGCAATACTGGCTATCGCTCCAAATCGTCACGGCCGGATTTCCCGGCAATGCTCTTGCCTTTTCGATGGCATTCAGGAGCCCGACAAGCTCCATCTGGTTGTTCGTGGTTTCGGGATCGCCGCCGCAGGCCGTGGCAATCTCTGCCCCATCCTCGTAGACCACAACGCCCCACCCGCCAGCACCGGGGTTGGGAATTGCCGCGCCGTCGCTAAAAATATGAATGCCGGCCGCAAAACGCGACGGGCTGAAATCCTTCCGGTGCTTGCCTGTTTTGTAATTTACCATCAGGCCACGCTCCGCTCTCTCTTGAACGTCGGCGTGATCACCTGCCCCTTAATCTGGGGAGGCATCCGCCCGTCAAGCATATCCCGCACAAGGGCCTCAACTTTCCGCTCAAAGCGCCAACGGCTATCAATCACAGTTGACGGCCGGTTTTCGGCCCACACAAACAAATCGAGTTGCGTCATGCCGCGACCTCCTGCCGAGGGCCAAGGATGTTATTCGCCATGCGTGGGGTCAGGACGCCGCCGCTCAACATGCTTTTCAGCCGGTTCCGCAATACCAACGGTACGACCCGGCCATCGCAGATTGCGTCCATCATCGATTCCGCCTCTGCATCATCTGCAGGGACAGGCAGCGGGGTGTTTTCTTCGTCACCTGATTTATCAGCGGAGTAGACAGAAGAATATTCTCTCTCTCCAGAGCTAGAATATCCAAGGTGTATTCCAAGGTATTTGTCGGTAGAATCTACCGGGACATCCGGGTAAAAATTACCGGGACACATATTTTCCGGGGTGGTAGAATTTACGGGGACAGCATCAGTCATGCCCCTTTTTCTACGATCCTCTTTCTTCCGGTCTGCGTCTTTTTCCCTCAGATACTCGGTCGCCTCCCTAACGTGCATCTTGACTACTTCAGCGCGCGGGTTGCGAACGTTGTACCAGATGCAGCCGTCTTTCGTAGCTGATCCTGTCGGCTCTAGATATCCGGCCGACTGAAGAAGGCTTCGCGCGTTTCTAGCGGTCCTGTCCGATTTAATTCCCCCTCGCGCCATCAGGGTAAGCGCAGAAGCATATGCAGCGGTGGGCAGCAAAGTTTGTTTGTCCACCGTTACAAACGACAGGTAAACTACGAGCGCTTGGGCCGCTGGAGCCCCATGAAGCTTAGGGTCAGCGGTCGCCGTTTCTATAGCTTTGAGCTTGAAGGCAACCAGTTGCCTGCATGCTTTCTGATATGGCGTGAGCCCGATTGTCGAGCTATCGCCAAAAACCTCCCCGTGGTCGTCAATGAATTCCGCCATTAGCCGAAAGCTCTCCGGTTTTGACGGTATCGTGCGGCCAGCGTGCAAGCCTGCGCAGCTTCAACAGCCGTGATCCCAAACTTCTGCCGCAACAAGTGGATTACCTGCTGCGGCGGCGCGTTCTGTTTGCTAAGCCACATGGCGGCGCGTTCTGTCGGTGAGGTCAAGCTGCGGCCCTCCCCGCATCAGCGACGATCGAAACCGCGCTATGCAAGCGATACCTCGCATGATGCCCGGGGTAGTCGCCGCCATGGGCCTCGTACTGGGTTTCAATGGCGAACCCGTACCCGCGAAGCTTGAAAATGTAGTGCGCGGTACGTGGCCCAATATTATCGAGCGACGAAACGCCGGCAGCGCCAGACGCTATGAGGCGTTCCATAGTCCACCGCTCGCGTCCGCGGAGTGTGACCGGAAAGCCTACCGGCTCATTATTGTCATCGAGAATCTGGACTCGAATTGTTTGCTGTGCTTTACCTGAAGCTGTCATCAGCGTTCCTCGCTGTTGATGTTTGGGATGGACGCGGGAAACCGCGATTTCACTTCCGGCAGCGGGGGTTTGGTCGCCAAACTGTGGCCCCTGCTGCCATCCGTTGTTGAGGCAACTCATGCGGCCCCCTTTGCCCGGTCTCTTTCCCAGGCTTCGATTTCCTCCCGCTTAAAAAGACGACGCCTGCCGAACGCGACCGGCTGAGGAAATTTCTTATTCTCGTCTCTAATCCATCTGTGCAAAGACATGGGAGTGATGTGGTACCGCTCCGTTAGTTCAGAGGCTGTCATGTATTCCATTACGCCCGTTCTCCGTTCAAGGCTTGAAGTCCTATGTCACTCAAGGTTATAGCATATTCATCAATGTTCTAAAAAACGGAAATGCCTGTTTTACAAGTTATTCATAGTTATCCCCCGCAATCCACAGCAGAACATTCGAGAAAAACAAGCTCAACAAAAGGATTATTTTCCTGATGCCTCGCGACAATAAGTCAAACCGGTTCCAATTGCTTGTGACGGACGCGGAACAAGACGCGATCGAACAATGGTCTGCCGAAGCGGGCATAACTTCGAAGTCTGAAGCGATCCGCCAGTTGATAAACATCGGCCTGAACGCTTCGGCGCAGAAAGACCAGATCGAGGAGCAAAGCCATCGGCTGCTGAACTTACGGCGCCGCACTGCACGGGAGATTGCGGGGTACAAGGCGAGAATAGATGCCCTCCCCGAGCCCGATAGGCCGGCAATGCAAGCCAGAGCCTTAAAGGTGTTTGCCGAGCTACTGGCCGATTTCTCTGCCGCGTCGTCGGATCTTACGGTAAGAGCCGTCCGCGCTATCGCCCAAGTTACGGCCTTACGACGCGTTGCTGAACTACAGGATACGTTGATTGCCCTCGAAGAGGCCGACGCGGATAACCTGGAGGAAATCCGCGCCCGGCTTGCAGGCATAAAAGCTCTTTCTGACAGGGAGCCGCCGCGATGATGCATCATGCGGCTGCCGTCGTTCTGGCGATCTGCGAAAAGATGGCATGTACGGTGCTTTCATCCTCATAGAAGTAGCACTTGCAGTCACCCAGTCGTTCGTGAACCCAGCGAGTTAGTGTCAGAACATCATTGAAGCCCGAAAGCTGGTAGGCAAAAATCGCTGCCTCCGTGCGCTCAACGACGGCCTTTGCATCTTCGCACCGCTGCTTGTGCGCAAGAAACTCATCGGTAGGCTCCCCCGCCAGGCAAAGGCCGGACGGGTCGAGATCATAGAGAATTTCCCATTCGGCGCTGTCGGCCTCATAAGCCAGCGTGTGAATCTCGATGAGGTGCGAGAGCGTTACATGGTCGGCCGTATCGGCAAACGCGGTGACGGTTGGTGTAGAGGCGGCAACGACTGCGGCCTTGATGAAGGTGCGGCGGTTCATACGCGTATCCTTTCCATCGCAGCTTTAATGCCTTCGAGGCGATCAACGACTTCGCCCGCTAAAGCTTCGAGGGCGGCGCGCTGCTGTTCGTCCGTCACACGGCCAAGGGCCATCTCAAGGGCAAGGGAAAGGCTCGCTGCATTGCAAAGATGGTCGTAAGCATGGAGCAGTTCGGCTGTTCGGTAATTGGTAGCGGGAGCCCCGCCGGGATGTCGCGAGGTCATGCTGCCGCTCCTTCCAGATAGGTTAGGACGGCGGCGATCATGCTTTTCACACTCGGTTCAGTGTAATAGTCTTCGCTTTCCTTTTGGGCGAACTTCAGAGCCGCGATAGCTCCCTCACGAGAGGTGCAGGGCTGCCTCCAATTATCAAGCGCATCCATCGCTGCGCCGTAAGTGGATTGGCAGACCGCGTTTTCGCCGCCGAGATCCGGCCACACTTCCTCTGGGATTGCCCGAAACGCCACGATGCCACTGTAATACTGGTTGATGACGCTGATAATCGGATCCGCTTCATCTCCTCTCTCGTCGCGGGAAATGGTGCGGAACCAAAAGCCCCGGATATCGCCAGCCGGATAAACCATCGCCATGAACTGGCCGTTGGCCCAATGCGGGAGAACTTCGGAAAGCTCGCGCGCCAGGCGCTCGACACGGTCGACCGGCAGTTCTTTTTCCTGATCTTCGAGAAAACTCAGCGCGGCACGCGTCATCGAGGTAAGGCTGTCGGAGCAAGAGAACGCATTGCCTTCTTCAAGCGCGTGCTGAAGGGCGGCAATTGCACCTTCTCTTGTCCTGCAAGGCGCATCCCAATCATTGAGAACCCGCATGGGCGGCCCATAGGTCTTTTCGATAACCGCCTCTTCGCCCCCGTGCTTATGGTGATCCCAGCTCGGGATAGATTCGAAAGCTTTGGTACCAACACGGTACGCCTGAACCGCCTCCAACACGGGGTCGGCCTCTTTACTCAACGTTGTTGAAACTGCGGGCGCAGTTGTGCTATTCCTATGATCGCTCATTGGACAAATACCTTGTGTTTGTGAGTTACGATTTCCGCGCTGCGAACGCGGCAGTCATTTCGGAACCGGCCTTTGGTTGAAGCTGCGAACTTCAGTCTGAGGCCGTTTTCATTTCCGCTTTCAGTCCGCATTCGATGAGCTGGCGTATTGCCTTGCCGCGCGACCAGATCCTTTTTGACAAGCGGTACTCGTCAACTTTTTCCAGCAGGCTTTCCTCCATCATTAACGGCACTCGCTGATCAGTTAGCTCCTTTTTCATGGTGTGCTCCGTTTTCGTATTATCTTGCACAAGAAAACGTTAACCGTGTTTCGAAGCCTCGTCAAATGTTTTCTTGCACAAGTTAATCACTCATGTATAAAAACGGCATGGCCAGACCAAAGAAGCCCGTTGACGAACTCAAAGACCAGCGCGTCCCGATCATGATGTCGGAAGACGAACTGAAGGCCATTGATGACTGGCGTTTCGAAAATCGCGTTGCATCGCGCGGAGAGGCAATACGTCGCCTATGCCAGATCGGGCTTAAAGCGGACGACGAGTCTGTTCCCATGCTCAATCTGATAAAAGACGCGACAAACAATCGCATCTCTTCAATGGAGCGCTTTATAAAGTTGCTTGATAGAGGCCCAATTTTTCTTACAAGAGGAGCTGTCATCAAATTCGCTTCAGAATCCACGAAGTCGGCGCTTGATGATGCGAAAGGACTGCTAGAGGGCATGCTCCGAATTTCTGAGCCTTTGGTTAACATCAAGAGGGCGGAAACTATCGAGCAAGCACTTGTCGAAGCCAAAACCTCCAACGAAAAGCTTGAGGCACGGATTAAAGAACTCGAACGACAAGCCGACAATGGGAGCTAATGAGTCTCGCAACGCGCTTCGAGGGATCGTCGTGGGATGGCGCATGAGGCAGCGGGGCGCCGTCAGTCGAAATCGATCCACTCGATAGCGAGCTTTCCGCCGAGCGCTTTTGTTGCTTTTTCTAACTTAACAATATTAGGCCGAAAATAGCGCCATCCCTGGGTAGCAAAGTACTTTTTTGTCCCGCTTGCCTCGTCTAGATCATGCAAAGTCCAGCCGATTTCTTCCGTTCGGGCGAGGATTTGGTCCATGACAGCATGCCCGGTCCTCTTGTATTTCCGCTTAGGTCGATTCAGCCGGTGTCTTTGAGCTGCATCATATATAGACTTGAGCGATTTTCCGGGAAAAGCTGCGATTAAATCTGCACGGCTTGCTCTCGACAAATATATACGCCGAAGCTTTGAGATTTCAGATGCCAACCACCTATTCTGCTTCTGCGATAGATCTAATAGATAAGCCTTGTGATGTAGAGCTTTTGTCTCTCTGTGTGGGAGCAGTTTGCGTATGGTCGCATAATCAGGATAGTGCCTTCTTAAAATTCCCTCTTCTTCAGCGGTCCAGATTTTTTTTCCGTTTGGTGTAATTCCTTCGCTCTGGAATACGTCTCTCGTCCAAATGTTCTTTTGGAACACGCTTCTATCGAAAACAGCCACCATGGAAAATCTCCGCTTTTTTGCTAGGAGAAGAACCAAGATGTATCCGGCCAATGACAAAAACTGGCTTGTCCACATTATCCCCGAAATTTCCCAACCGAATTAACCGCGGCCAACCAACGGACATATCTGAGACATGAAAAATGCAGTGATGAGTTTGATCCTGATGACTGGCGCCGGAGCGATTTTTGCGTGCTCGCCGGCCTCAAGCCACGGCGTATCTTGCGCCTCGCTCATCGTGATCGACGGGGACACAATCAAATGCGACGGCCAGAACATGCGCTTGCTGGGCGGCGGGGTGCCGTTCAAGTCTGGCGTGGATGCTCCCGAAATGGGAAGCCGGGCCAAATGCGAGTTTGAGCGGGGTCTGGCGCTGAAGGCGAAAGGCAGGCTGAAAGAACTGCTGCTGGCTGGCGTGCCTCGCATCGAGGACAGCGGCGCAAGGGACCGGACGCAAAGCCGCCGGCCGCTCGTGAACGTCTATCTCCCTGATGGTAGGGAAGTTGGTCAGGTTCTCATATCTGAAGGTTTCGCGAAGCCATGGCATCCAAAACGGCGAATTGATTGGTGCGGCGGAACTGCTCTATGATCCGTTCATGAGCGAAAAACTGGATATCCGCGTTCGCATCTATCAAGTGCTTGACGGAAAGCCTCTAGAGCCCCTCCTTGACTATCCGCTTGAGTATTTCGGGTCATGCCCCAACGTTGGCGATACCTTGGCGCTCAAATATCTTGAAGAGCGCAAAATCTTCTCTGTCAGCCGCCGCTACCATATCGACTTGAAAGGCTGGGCTGTCATTGTCCGCGAGGTTGAGCCCTCAGCGCAGACGGATGCCGTCCTCAAGGCATGGCAGGAAGACAATGATTGGGACGCAGAGATCGAAGCCGAAGAGGCGCTTGAGCGACATGAGGAGCTAGAGCGCCAGATAGAACGTGTAAAGCTGCTCGTAGGGCGACCGCCGGCGGAAATTGACCTAGACCATAGGGAAGAGTCTGTGGTTAAGACGCTCGCTCGGAAAGGCGCTAGCGTTCCCTTTCCCTGCCGCACATTCACCGACTTTGGAGAAGGGACGCGCAACAAGCTCGTCCGGCGCGGGTTTATTGAGGTTAACCCAAGCAAAAGCGGCAAATTCAAGGATGACGAGATTTCACTGACGGAAACTGGGGCTAAGGCTTGGAAGGATCTCGTTGCTTACCGCAAGAAGGTCCAAGCCGCAAAGACCAAGGGCTCGCGGTAACTGGGTTTACACTGCGGATGACGTGGGGCAGTCTCTGGGCCTCATAGATCTGGTTGGGAGGTCGGGATGACGAATGAAGGGCCTGGAAAGGTACTGACACCCGCGAAATTAGCCGACCGCTGGCAGTGCTCGGAACGCCACGTTCGGAACATGATCAAGAGAGGCGAATTGCCCGCGTTCAAGCTTGGGGACAAGCTCATTCGCATCAAGATATCTGATGTTGAGGAATACGAACGGAATGGTGGGAGCGCCGAGAAACCGTAA